CGCAAGGACTCGACCAAGAGCGAGCAGGACGCCATCAATGACCTCGTGCGTCCGCAACTGCTGATCGTGGACGAGGTGGGCGTGCAGGTCGGTAGCGAGCACGAAAAGCTGCTGATGTTCGAGGTGCTGAACAGCCGCTATCAGGAACTGCGCCCGACCATCCTGCTGTCCAATCTGAGCGCGGGTGAGTTGGAAAGCTTCCTCGGTCAGCGCGTCATGGATCGCTACCGCGAGTGCGGCTCAGTGCTGGCCTTCGACTGGCAGAGCTTCCGGGGCGCGGCATGAAGCCCAAGCCCGAATCCCGACGCGAGCTGGCGTTCCGCATCGCTCTGCGCTTCCCGAACCACGCGCCCACAGGCAAGCAGATCCACGCCGCGTTCCCCGAACTCGACCGGGCGACCGCCTACCGCTACGCGCGCGACTACCACCGCGCATGGCAAGCGAGGGCCGCATGAAGTGGATCAAGCCTAAATCGGACTCGCGCTACATCGACTCCGAATGTGGTCGGTTCCGCATCAACAAGGCCGGCAACCCGCCGGTCTACCAGCCCGTCCGCCTGATTCCGCCGCCGTCCGTGATCCTCGGGTTCGGCCCGCTGACGCTGCAACAGGCCAAGCAGAAGTGCGAGGAGGCTGCATGAAAACCAAGCGCAAGCCCATGCCGCAGCAGATGGCCCCGAAGCGCGCGAACCCGCCCGGCCGCTACACCTGCCCGTGTTGTGGCGAGAAGTTGAGCGGCCCGGCGCGGCTGTATGTGTGCCCGAATCGGAGGTGGGCGTGAGCGGGCGTCCGTGGACTGCCGATGAGGACGAGACGTTGGCGCTGAACTACGCCAACTTCCCGACATACCTGATCGCGCATGTACTGGGTAGGTCGGAGCGCGCGGTGTACCAACGTGCCGAGAGTCGTGGCCTGAATAAGTCGGCGGACTATCTCGCGAGCGATAACGCCGGCCGCATCCAGCGCGGCCGCACCGATCCGCGCATGGTCGGGACGCAGTTCAAACCCGGCCAGTCCGCTTGGAACAAGGGCACGAAAGGCGTCGTGGGTGTGCAGCCCGAGTGTCGCGCGACACAGTTCCGCCCCGGCCAGATGCCGAAGAACCACAAGCCGGTCGGCTATGAGCGCGTCAACGTGGACGGCTACCGCGAGCGCAAGGTCGCCGAACCCAAGACGTTCCGCGCCGTGCACGTCCTGCTGTGGGAAGAACACCTTGGCCCGGTGCCTGCCGGCCACGCGGTGATCTTCAAGAACCGCGATAAGACCGACATTCGCATCGACAACCTTGCGCTGGTGTCCCGCGCGGCCCTGATGCGCCGCAACAGCTACCACAACTACCCGCAGCCGATCCCGCAGCTTATCCAGCTTCGCGGGGCGCTCCAGCGGCAAATCAACAAGAGGGCACAGGCATGAAAAACAAAATCGAGGATCTCCGCAACCATCTGTTCCTCGCGCTGGAGAAGCTCCACGACGGCGAGATGGAGGTGGACATGGCGCGGGCGATTGCCGAGGTGGCACGGGAGATCACGGCGACCGCTAAGGTGGAGGTGGACTTCCTGCGGGCGACAGACAGCGTGCGCGGGACTGGATTCATTCCCGACGACTCCAACGTGATCGAGGGGCAGAGCCAGCGCCGGCTCGCCAGCGTCAAGTGAAACTCGCCACCGAATCCGACCGCGCCCGCTACATCGCCTTCCTCCAGGCGCAGGCGTTGCCGCTGGACGTGTCGTGCGGCCCTTGGAAGTCCACGCGCAGCAGCGAGCAGAACGCCCTTCTATGGGGCGTCTGCTATCCCCCGCTGGTGGAGCGCACGGGCTACACGGCCGAGGAGATCCACGAGTACGCGCTGGGCAAGCACTTCGGCTGGGTGGACAAGCGCGTGCCCAAGACGCCGCGCAATCCGGAGGGCATTGAGTCGGTGCCACGCCGGACGACCACGCGCGACGAAAACGGCAAGCGATCCGTGTTGACTAAATCCGAATTTGCCAAGTTTCTGGAGACAGTGGATCGCATCTCGGCTGAGGCTGGCGTGTTCGTGCCGAGGGCTGCCGCATGACGCTCGCCAAGCGCAAGACGCGCCCACAAATTGAAGGCTTGCCGCCCAAGGTTCGGCCGCGTCCTCCGCAAGAGCGGCAGGAAACGAACCTCCGTGAAGAGGCCGCGCATCGCATGTGTCAAGTCCGCATCCCCGGCGTCTGCACGGCACAGGAAGGCGACTGCGTGCTGGCCCATCTTCAGTATCCGGCCGGCGTGCGCGGCATGGGGCAGAAGGCGCACGACCTCTTGGGGGCGTGGGCGTGTAGCGCCTGCCACAACGAAGTAGACCGCAGGACGCGCAAGGTCGAATCAGACTTCGCGCGCATGTGCATGTACGAAGGCGTCATCCGGACGCAGCAAATCCTGATTAACGAAGGGAAGGTGAAGTGGTGAACGGACCAGGGTGGACGGGAACCGAATTGAACGTGCTTCGTTCGCTGTATCCGAAGCATGGCTCGATCGGCGTGCATGAATCATTGCCGCACAAGACGACGGCGGCGATCCGGGCGCAAGCCGCGCGGCTTGGCATCAAGTCGCATTGCCCGCCGAAGCAGAAAACGGATGAGGCGTGGGCGGTTCCGACGATGACGCTGTTGGAGCAGTTGGATTGCGTGGTGCTTCGCAAGTGGCGCGGCCCGGTCAACGCGGGGCCGCTGGTGGGTTCGCCCGAGTGGAGGGAGGTTGCGTGATGGAAATGGACGAGATCCAGCAGGTGTTGGCAACCGCCACGATGATCTTGGACGACGTGGCGAGCAAGCTAACCAGAGACTACGGGATCACCCTTAGCCGCATCCATGAATGCGCAGTACGCCTGCGGACTGTCATGCGTGCGCTGGCGGAACGAGAGGAAGCCATCCCGTACCGCATCACCGAAGCCGGCCGAAAGGCGCTGGAGGGGAAGTGAGCGGAGCCAAATCCCGCCGCAAAGGCCACGACTTCGAGCGCGAGTTCTGCCGCTGGGTGCGCGATCACTTGGGCGACAAGATCGCCGAGTTCGGGCGAAACCTAAAGCAAAGTTATTGCGCTCAGGAGGGCGACACCGATCCGCTGGCGGGCTTCCTGCCGGAATGCAAGGCGTATAGCAAGGAGCGCCAGGGTCGGGCGTACAAGCGCGACGCGTGGCAACAGGCGTGCGCGGCGGCCAAAAAGCGTGGGCTGGAGCCGCTGGTGATCTGGAAGCTTCCGGGCACACGGGATTGCAAGTTCGTGGCGTTCATGCGCGACCCCGCGCACGGCGATGCGGAATGGTCATGGGGGTTCGAGTGGCGGAAGGAGGTAGAGCCTCCGTCATTGGCTGCGATTGTTCGCGAACGGCTATAGGGGGCCGTATGGGTATGCAAGTTAGCAATGCCGGGGATCGGCTAACCAAGAAGCGAATTGAGGTTTTGACGGCTGAGATGCAGGCCGGATGGGATCTCATTGATCAAGCATTTGAGCTGTTGCATCAGGCCAGCTTCACGCCGGGCTTCTTGGCGAACTTCCACACCGAGTGCGTCAAGGCGCACCTAGAAGCGTGCGACCCGCACAGGAAGTTCCGCCGGTATGCCTACCTAGCCTTCTTTGGCGACGGTCAGCAGGCCACCTACATGAAGGTCGGCATTAGCAAAGACCCTAACGAGCGATTCAAGGGGCTAACCACGGGAAATCCATTGAAGTTGATGTGGTGTTTTGCCTGCGATTTGGCTAACACCGCCGTCGCCTTGCGGGTGGAGAAGGCTGTCCTTCATCACTTCAAAGAGCAGCGTGCGCAGGGCGAGTGGGTTTCCATTGGCCCGGCCAGTTACGAGGCGGCCACCCAGCTAGTGCTTCGGGCGAAAGGGGTTGCAGAGGTGGCAGCTGGGCACGCCGTAACGTACTTCGAGATCGACCAATAAAGGGGAATGGTCATGGGGGTCGAGTGGATCGAGGAAGTGGACCGAATTGATCGCACCCTTCACCGGCTCGGCGTCCCCGCCGCAGTTCGCATGAAGGCGATCGCAGAAATCGCGGACATCCTGGCGAAGGCTGCGACAGCAAAACGGGATCGGCGACAGTTGGTGATCGAGGCGGTGGCGCGCTGCAAAGGGAATGTTCGGAAGGCCGCGGCCGAGGAGGAGTGGTCGCACGAGACGTTCTATCGTGAGCTGAGAAAGTCACAAAACCCAGTTACGAATTGACAGCACACTCACGAAACTGACAAGCCATCAGAAACCGCAAAGGAGCGGTGGAGATGGCAAGCCTGACGATCCTTTCCAACCGCAACGATGACAACAGCACCACGCTGACGGTCACGTTGCCGGCCCGCCGCAATGGCGAGGTCAACTTCGGGGCGCTGGCGCGGATCAACCGCGACTTGCTGCTCATCAACCCACAGGCGTTCGACCCGCCTGATCCGCCGCCGCTGACTACCGCAATCCGCGATGGGCATACCGCCGATGGTGCGGGCATCGTCCTCGCCGAGCTGCGCCACGACGCGGCCGAAGCCGCCAACCCGCTCAACACGGCCGATACGGTCGGGCCGGGTGAGGCGTGAAGCGCTTCGCTCTGAACGCATGGAACGACTGGCGCTGGGTTGAACGCAGCCGCGTGGACGTGACGCTATTGCGCTGCAACTTCGACTACATGCGCGGCCTCTTTGTCTCGGTCGATGTCGTGCTGCTCGGGTTCGGCTTCAGTCTGTCGTGGTACGTCAACGGCCTTGAGCAGACCGGTACATGGGGCGACGTAGCCGGAGCCGCGCTCAACACCTACGCCTGGGAACCCATCGAAACCAACGGCTGGGCCGGCGAGCCGCAGGGCCGGGAGCACGCGCCTTGAGGTTCCTAGTGATCGTCATCTTGTCCATCGTGTGGGGCAGCCTCTGCGCCTCGCACATGGGCGTCGGCCCGAACGCCATGCTCGCCGGAATCATCGGAGGCGGGCTGATTGGCGGGGCGGTGGCCTGTACGCGGAAGGGGAAGGTATGAGGCGTCATTTCGGCATCCCCGACCGGCAGAACAAGCCTGACGTGCCGCTGGAGCACAACTTCTGGATCGGCAAGGCTATTGCCAAGTATCGCCCTGACGTTGTGGTCGATTACGGCGATGGTCCGGACTTCCCGTCGATCAGTCGCCATTCTGAGCGCGGAACACTTGCGAAGGAAGGTGTGCGGCTCAAGGCAGATATTGACGCCTACAACGAAGGCGAGCGGTTGCTGCGCTTGGGTATGGGCGATTTCCGGCCCAAGCGACAAGTCCGCCTGCGCGGCAATCACGATGACCGCCTCACTCGCTATATCGACCAGCACCCTGAGTTAGAGGGCCTGATCGGGTTTCATCTGCTGGACGATGAGGGCTGGGAAGTTGTGCCGTATCGCGATGGAGCGCCAGGCATCGTCGTGATTGATGGGGTGCGCTACGCCCATTACTTCGCGACGCCGAACACTGGCAAGCCCATCGGCGGAACGATCGCCAACCGCATCGCCAAGATCGGCGGTAGCTTCGTGCAGGGGCACGAGCAGGGATTGAAGCGCGGTGAAGTTCAGTACGCCACCGGCCAAACGGCCTACGGCGTTGTCGCCGGCTCCTGCTACCTCCACGACGAACCTTATAAGGGCGCGGCGAATCGCCACTGGCGCGGCGTGGTCGTGCTGAACGAAGTCAAAGACGGCCAGTTCTGCGAGATGCCATTGTCCATCGATTACCTGTGCCGTGAGTTCGCCGGCACGACGGTGGCGCGCTGGCTGCAACGCAATCGGCGCAATGCGAAAGAACGATTCTCGCTGGCGAGGGCTGCCTAATGCTTGCCGAGCTGCTTAAGTGCTTCCTCACCGGCTTCGCTGGCTTCGCCTCGGTGGCCCTGCTCGGCTGGCTCACGTGGCTCGCATGGCCGTGGTCCGGCTACGCATGGGCCGGGCTGCTGTTGTGCGGCTTCTGTGTGGGCCTTGGCGCGAGCATGCGGTCCCCGTCATGCGGGCTGCCTCCGCGATGAGCGCAGAAGCCGCCATCGAGGTACATGAGCTGGACAGCAACCACAAGGCAATGGCCGAGCGGTATCTGGACCAGATTGCGCTGGATTACCCCGAGATCGACCCCCAGGAAATCGTTGCGAGAGCTATTGCTGTGGCCCAAGCAAACCTACCCACAGCCAAAGAAGCTGCCCGCAACATCGCTGAGATGCGCAAGGGCGCTGTCTACTGCTATCTGGCCTTCTATGGGCTGCGAGGGCAGTGTCAGTTCCTCAAGGTAGGAATGACCGCACATCCGGAACAGCGCCTCTACGGCATTGCGACCGGCAACCCGCTCGATTGTCTGTGGGTCTACATCTCGCGCCTGCCGACGCGAGGCCAGGCCTATCGGGTCGAGCAAAGCATCCTTCGGCATCTGTCGGATCACAAGCGTCGCGGCGAGTGGATCGAGGTGGCATGTGATGCGGAGGGTGCTGCGGGAATCGCCCGCGAAATGGCTGGGCTGGCCGCTGGGATTTACCCGGAGGCAGGCGCGTTTTCGATCTTGAGCTACCGAGACGGAAGGGAGGCGGCGTGACTGCAGAAGCCGCAACCCAAGAAGTCGGGTGCTATGACCAGCGTGGACTGGACTTCAGCACGATGCTGATTGGCCCGGTGACAGAGTGGGTCATCGACGCCGACCGCCTCGTGCGCTTGGAGTGGAAGAACGGGTTCCCGAACTGGCTGATGTATCGCGTGGCGATGGCAGGCGACGAGCTTGGACGAAGCCAGCTACGGCAGTGGATCGTGGCGTTCTCGCTGGCCTACTGCGCCGCGGAGAACGTGGTGCGGCGGGACGCCTATTCCGATGAGCTGGCGACCTTCGCGGCGTGGGATGCGTACTCGCTGCTGGTGCACTGCAAGCAAGTCCAGCCCTATACCGTCACGGCCGAGGCGCTGGGCGTAGATCCCAAGACGTACAAGCGACTTCGCAACCGCGTCTACATCCGCCTGAAGGCCAGCATGGACGAATACTGGCTTCGTCTGGAGTGCGCGATTCGCCACATCGTGATTTCTGAACGTAAGTCTAGATCGTAATTTTCGGGTGTAGCGTGTCCGGGTAATTCTGTTTTGCCCGCACAGCTTCCCGGCACGCTCCAGGTTGCGGCCAAGCCATAAACGGCGGGCAGCCCCGGAGGACATCGCGTCCGGCCGGGGCACCTACACGGAGCCTGCCAGTGACGACCATCGCGTACTCGGCAGGCACGATGGCCGCCGATACGCAGGTGTCCGCAGGCGGGCGCAAGTTCCGCACGCACAAGGTCAAGCGCCTGAAGTGCGGCGGGCTGATCGGCTCCAGCGGCAAGCTGGCCGACATCCTGAAGATCCAGCGGTGGGCCGAGGCGGGCTTCCCCGACGATGGCAAGCCGGACTTCGGCGACGAGGGCGAGTTCGAGTGCCTGATCGTCACCGGGGCGGGCGACGTGTACCTCCTGGACGAGGACATGGAGCTGATGCCCTTCATGGATGCCTTCATCGCGGTCGGGTCCGGTGGCCCGTATGCGATGGCGGCGATGGAGTGCGGCCGGAACCCGGCCGAGGCGGTGGCGGTGGCGGCGAAGTTCGACGCCAACACCTCCGAGCCGGTCGAGGTTTTTCGCGTGGAACCGAAGGAGGCTCCGCGTGGACGACGACGCGCTCGCCGAGGCTGATGCCGCCGCGATGGACCTGCTGCGCCTCTACGAACAGTTGGGCGTGCCCGCGATTCTGGTGACGTACCCCGGCGAGGCCATTTTCGTGCGCTGCCAGAACGCAGGCGACGTGGTGCCGCTGTGCAAGCGGGTCATTGAGGAACACGCAGCGCCGGCCGACCGGGTGCTGAATTAAGGGGCGCTTGCGCCAACAGGGGTAAGCGCAGTGGAAGAACACGCCCGAGACTTGGCGGCAGCCGCCATCGGCAAGAACATGGCGGTCGGGGGTGGTGGCGCGGCCGTGATCTTTGGCTATGCGGCCAGCGACCTCGCGGCCATTGGCGGCCTGGTGGTCGCCATTATCGGTGTGTGCATCCAGTTCTACTTCAAGCGCCGCGCAGACCGCCGTGATGCGGAGCTGCACGCGGCGCAGATGGCCGATCTGAAGCGACATGGCGAAGGTTAGCCCCAAGGCGCTCGCCACTGGCGTCGCGGGCGTGCTGCTTCTGGCAGCCCCGCTGATCGCCAAGTGGGAAGGCGTGCGGTACATGCCCTACCGCGACGTGGTAGGCGTGCTCACTGTTTGCTATGGCCACGTAGGTCCGGACATCGTGCCGGACAAGGCGTACACCAAGGCCGAATGCGATGCCCTGCTGATGCAGGACATGCGCGAGGCGGATGCGATCGTGCGGCGCTGCATTGCGCGCCCCATGCCGCAGCGAGTGGAGGCGGCGCTGGTGTCGCTGACGTTCAACATCGGCGGCCGTCCGGTCTGCCAAGGCGTCATCGGGGCACATGCCCGTGAGGGCGATTGGGAATCAACCTGCGCGCTGCTGGACGTGTACCGACTGGCCGGTGGCCGCGTGTATCGCGGGCTGGTGCTGCGGCGCGCGGACGAGCGGGCTGTGTGCGAGGGCAGGACATGAAACGCATCGCCTTCTGGCTGTCGTGGATGTGCGCGGTGCTGGCCTTCCGGCTGGCGCATTTCGCGAAGGACGGCATCGGCGAGGCGGACGATTACAGGCCGGGAGGCACGGATTGATGGACGTGTTTCTGATGGTGCTTGCCACCTACTGCATTGGCTACTTTTGCGGCCGGCGTGATGTGCAATGCGACCAGAAAGTCGTCGTCAACTATCCAGGTATGGACAAGCTCACGGCCGAGCAAATCGCTCGCGGTGTTGTTCATTGCAGTTGGGGCGCTGCTAGGCGCAACCGATGACCCCTAACAAGCGCGCCACCCTGCTGACCGCCTTTGTCGCCGTACTCGGCGCGGGCTTGGTCCTGTGGCACCTACTGACAGGTGGCGAGTGGGCGCAGTTGCTGGCGGCGATCTGGCCGCGTTCTTAAGTATCGATGTAAGACGGCAGGGGCCTCTGCTCGCCTAAGCGAGTACGCCTCTGTTTTTGCGAGGGCACGACAATGAAGCTGGCCGCACTCCTGGCGCTGGTGCTGACGGGGTGCGGATGCGTGTCCGTACCCACATTTAGCGCCACCAACACGGCCGTCAGGCTGGAGATGGTAGACGGGGGCATCTGCTCCGGGACGGCGGTTGGGCCTTACACAATCCTAACGGCGCGCCACTGTCTCGATGAGGACACGGGCGTGGTCAGCGTGGATGGACAGCGAGCGGGCTATGCCCTGCTGGCGGACGACGGGAACGACCACGTTCTGATTCGCGTCACGGTCCACCAGAACCATGTGGCGCGGTTTGGTGACAAGCCGGAACGCGGGGCGCAGGTTTGGAAGCTCGGCAACCCGGCTGGCCTGAATAAGGTGTTGTTGGTGGGCCGGGTGGCGGGTTGGCTGGACAACGGCGACATGCTGTTGGACGTCACCGGCTACAAGGGAGACAGCGGGGCGGCAGTGTTCGATTCCGCTGGCCGCATCGTTGGCGTCATCAGCCAATTGGGCGGGGTTGACGCCTTCTACCTGATGGTCGCGAAACCCATGCATTTCACGCAAAAACAGCTTGATTCTGCGGCGGCCTGACCCTACAAAAAGAGAGTGGATAAGGCTTGCAGCAAGTGTCGGGAAACCAAGGATCTGACGGACTTTAGTCCCCAACCGGGGACGAAGGACGGAAGATGTTCATGGTGTCGCGCTTGTGTAGCCATGGCGGCCAGAGCAAGGCGCGCTGCCGATCCGGATCGCACGAAGGAAATTAGGCGTCGCGCCTACCTGAAAAACAGGGAAGCAGTCCGCGCCAGAGCAAAGCGGTATTACGAAGCCAACAAAGATAAGCTACTTCCTGCACAGCGCGAGCGAAGCCGAGCCAACAGGGAAGTGCTGGCGATAAAGGAAAGGGCGTGGCGACAGGCCAATAAAGACCGAATCCTTGAGAGGAATCGGCGTTGGCGAGCAGCCAATCCTGAAAAGGACAGGCAGCACGCGCGCGACAAGTATCAGAGGTATAAGCAGAACCCATCCTGGCGGCTGACGCGAGTGATGCGAGCAGGGATGTGGAAGTCGCTCAAGGGCGTGAAGGGGTCAGGGCGCTGGTTTGACTTGCTCGATTACACCGTTGACGAGCTGCGCGCCCACATAGAGCGCCAGTTCCTCAAGGGTATGAGCTGGGGAAATTTTGGCGAATGGCATGTTGACCACATCGTGCCGCTGTCGTCCTTCTCGTTTACCGGACCACATGACCCTGAGTTCAAGCGGGCTTGGGCGCTAAGCAATCTGCGCCCGCTGTGGGCTGCTGAAAACATGAGCAAGGGCGGGAAGGTCGTCTCGCTCCTTTAAGGGGCGAGATGCGTATTCCCTACGTCCGCGAGGCTGGCGCTGTGCTGGCGCTGGCGGCCTTCTTCGCCTACACGGCGTGGATGTACCACCTCGGCGGCACGCAGGCCCGCAAGGACTGCGCGGAGCGCGAAAACGCCCAACTCAAGGCCGAACGCGCGCAGGTAGAGTATTGGCAGAAGCAGGCGTTCGACAAGGACGAGGCGCTCCGCAAGGCGCTGTCTGTCCCGAAGGCCGCGCCCAAGATCGATAAGGTGATTCGTGCGAACCCTAGCCGGTGCGTGGTGCCTGCTCCTGTTGCTGACGGGTTGCGCGACGCGATCCGTGCAGGTAACGCGGCCATATCCCGCTGAAGCCGTCGTGCTGTGCCCGGCCATCCCGGAGCCGGTGGACGACTCGCAGGACGCCTGGAGCGCATGGGCGGCGCAGGTGATCGACCTGTACGTGGAATGCGCCCAGCGACACAAGGCGCTGAGTGATTGGGCGAGGGGCGGGTGATGAGCGGAATTGGCGAAGGTTGACGTGAACAAAGAGATCGACTGGCACGGCGCGCGACAGGCGGCATATGGGGTTGTGGTCAAGGATTGGGATAGCCCCGGCCCGCGCGCAACCAAGGTTTGGGCCGGTAATCGCCTAGTGGCTGACGCCGACGAAAGTGCGGGCGCATGGCCCAAGCCTGTGTATCCCGAGCCCCCATGCGGCTGGGACGAGCGCGACGCGCTGGTGTAGGAGTTAAGCAGTGACCGACTACAGCCGGAAGATCGGCAGCACGACCGTGGACCTCTCGCCCAACGTGGCGAGCATCCAGAAGGCGATCAACAGCCTGCCCAGCGATGGCGGGACGGTGGTGGTGGCGCCGGGCGAGTACGCGATTGATGCGGTCAACGCCTCGATCAAGCTGCGCAATGGCGTGCGTTTGGTATTGACCGGCGTGACCCTGAAGGTCATCCCCAACAGCGCAATCCGCTATGCCGTGCTGGACAGCAATGCCGCATGGGATTGGGAAGTGGTGGGCGGCGAGATCGTCGGCGACCGCTACGAGCATAGCTATGTCACCGATGGCCTGACCCTCAAGCAGCAGACGCACGAGTGGGGCCATGGCGTGCAGGTGCATGGCGGCGGACGCGGCACGATCAGTGACCTGAAAGTGTCCAACTGCACCGGAGACGGCATCTGCATCTCGTCCGATGATGTGGTGATCGAGAACTGCATCTCCACGAACAACCGCCGCCAGGGCTGCTCCATCGTGGACGGTTCGGTGGTCAAGCTTCTCAATTCGGAGTTCAGCAACACGAACGGCACGAGCCCGCAATGTGGCGTGGACATCGAGCCGGAGCCGGGGCAGGTCTGCAAGAACGTCCTGATCGACAACTGCCGATTCCCCGGCAATGCGAAGTACGGCCTGAACATCCTCCAACGCAGCGATGGCGGGATCATCGACGGCGTGACGGTGCAGAACTGCCAGATCGGCGGAACGGAGCTGGCGAGCATCAACAAGAGCAACGGCGCGGTGGTCAACGGCGCGAGCAACGTGACCTTCGCCAACAATCGAGTCGCATGGAACTCGGCCACGGGCATCCGCCTGCTGTCGGGCAAGGGCCTGCATGTGAGCGGCAACCGTTTTGGTCCGAACTACACGCGCAATGGGGTCAAGGACCGTAGCCCGGATGTGACCAAGACGGGCTACAGCACGACCTATCAGGCGGACCTGCTCATCACTACCACGTCCGTGAGCGGGCTGGATGTGGGGACGAATAGCTACGTATGAAGATCCTTTGGTGGCGACTGCTGGCCGGCCTCGGCGCATGGATGGGGCTTGACCCACCGTTCGGCCTGTTTGTGCTGTGGGCTCACGGACACAAGGTGCGCCCCATTGCGCGCTGGACTGGCGACAGGTGGTGCATGACCGGAGCCAAGGTCAGCAAGTGAGTAAGGGCAGCCACCGACGCCGAGAGGATCGCCAGGCGGTCGAGGCGAATTGGGACAGGATCTTTGGGCAAGCTAAGGACATTGACGCCGAGGCTGAGCAGCCCAGCCCCGAGGCTACAGGGGCCGGAACCCACGGCAGCCAGACGCATTGTGGGCAGGCACCTACAGAAGCTGCGCCTGCGGATGTGGGTAGCAGCCGAGGCTAAGTGTGCTCGGTGTGGCGCGGTGGTCGCATACCCACAAGGCTTTGAGCTGGATCACATCGTGCCCTTGTTCAAGGGTGGCGACCACTCGGATGGCAATCTGCAAGTGCTGTGCATCGGGCCTGACGGTGGGTGCCACGCGGTGAAGACGCGCGAGGACATGGTGAATCTCTAGCCTACCCCGGCCTGTTATCCGCGTGTCCACGCACGCGCAGAATTTTTCCCCTATTGATTATTCAGGTTGAGGTTAAGCAGATGGCACGAGGCGGCTATCGGCCTGGTGCTGGTCGGCCTCCGGGCTCCGGTAAGGGTCAAAGCGAGGACGTTTTGGGCTCGATCCATGACGAAAGCGCGTCGGAACCGTGCGCTACGGACTTGGAGGAGGTCGAACGCACCCCGCTGGAATACATGCTCAAGGTGATGAACGACACCACTGCGGATGCTGCGCGGCGTGACCGCATGGCGATTGCAGCGGCGCCGTTTGTCCACGGCAAGATTCCCGAGGGTGGCAAGAAGGACGCCCGTAACGAAGCGGCGAATGACGCCGTGGGTGGCAAGTTCAAGCCTGGCGCCCCCCCGAAGCTGGCCGTGGTTCCGAAGTAACGCATGGAGTGGTCTACGGCCTGCCCTGATTGGGAAAGCAGGCTGATCGAGCGGCGCAGCATTATCCCGCCTCCGATCTACCCCGACCAGGCCGAGCAGGCGCTTGCGATCTTCAGGCAACTACGTGTCGTAGACCTGCCGGGCAAGCCGACGTTCGGGGAGTGCTCCGAACAGTGGGTCTTCGACTTCGTGGCGGCCATCTTTGGCGCTTATGACGCCGAAACAGGCAAGCAACTGATCCGCGAGTTCTTCCTGCTCATCAGCAAGAAGAACACGAAGTCCACGATTGCTGCCGGGATCATGCTGACGGCAGTGATTCTGTGCTGGCGCGAGGAAGAGGAGCATTTGATCCTCGCCCCGACCAAGGAAGTCGCAGACAACAGCTTCAAGCCGGCAGCTGGCATGGTGCGGGCGGATGAGGAGCTATCGGCCCTTTTCCACATTCAGGACCACATCCGCACGATTACCCATCGGGTGACGCGGGCGTCCCTGAAGGTAGTGGCGGCGGATACAGACACGGTCTCGGGCAAGAAGTCCGGCCGCATCCTCGTGGATGAGCACTGGCTATTCGGCACGAAGTCCAATGCCGAAGGCATGTTCATGGAGGCGACGGGCGGGCAGGTCTCGCGCGACGAGGGGTGGGTGATCTACCTCACCACGCAGTCCGACGAGCCGCCGGCCGGTGTCTTCAAGGAAAAGCTGACGTATTACCGTGACGTGCGGGACGGCAAGATCGAGGACCGCAAGTCCCTCGGGGTCATTTACGAATTTCCCCAGCGGATGATCGACGACAAGTCGTACCTTGATCCGGCCAACTTCTACGTCACCAATCCGAACCTCGGGCGCTCCGTGAGCGGCGAGTGGTTGGAAGACCAACTGAAGAAGCACCAGCCGAAGACGGACGGCGCCCTTCAGCAATTCCTCGCCAAGCATCTGAATATTGAGATTGGCCTGAACCTCCGGACGGACCGCTGGGCCGGCGCCGACTTCTGGCAGGCGGCGGCCGACAAGTCGATCACGCTCGACTACATCCTCGGCAACTGCGATGTGGTCATTCCAGGCGTGGACGGTGGCGGGCTGGACGACCTGCTAGGACTGGCCCTGCTGGGGCGCGAGATTGGCACCGGACGCTGGCTGCTGTGGGCGCATGCGTGGGCGCACAGGATCGTCCTGGAGCGCCGCAAGGACATCGCGCCCCGGCTGCTCGATTTCTCCCGCGACGGCGACCTGACGCTTGTAGAGCGGCCTGGAGACGATGTCACGGGCGTGGCGGACATCATTTGCCGCGTGCGGGATGAAGGGCTACTGCCGGAGAAGCACCAGATTGGCGTAGACGCCGCTGGCATTGGCGACATCGTGGACGAGCTGGCCAGCAGGGGCTTTCTGCTGGAGCAGATCACCGCGATCTCACAGGGTTGGCGGCTGAACGGCGCGATCAAGACCACAGAGCGCAAGGTCGCGGGTGGTGAGTTCGCGCATGGGGATAGCCCCTTGATGGCCTGGTGCGTCGGCAATGCCCGCATCGAGGACAAGGGCAATGCCATCTCAATCACGAAGCAGGCGTCAGGCAAGGCAAAGATCGACCCACTCATGGCGGTTTTTAGCGCCGTGTCGCTCATGGCGCTGAATCCGGCGCCTGCTCGCTCATTTTGGGAAGCCGCATGAGTTTCTTCGACCGCCTGTTCGGCCGCAAAGCCGCACAGCTCACCTACGATCAGATTGCAAACCTGATCGACGGCGCTGGCGGGGCCAAGATTGCCGGCGTGTCGGTTAACGAGCGGACGGCGCTGCAAGTTTCGACCGTTCTCGCGTGCGTTAAGACCATTGCGGATGGTTGCGCCACCCCGGACCTGCATATTTACCGCGAGAAGCCGGATCTCACGCGCGAGAAGGCCACCAACATTCCGGAATACCGGCTGCTGGCCCGCCGTCCGAACGAGTGGCAGACCTCGTTTGAGTGGCGCCGCCAGATGACGATGCACGCGGCCCTGACGGGTGCGGGCTTGTCGATCAAGGTGCGCTCAGACAACCGTCGCGTCCGCGAGCTGATTCCGGTTATGCCGGGACAGTGGGATGTGCGCAGGATCTCGCGCTACGAAGTGCGCTATCGCTGCTGGGACGAGTTCGGCATGATCGGGGAGTTCACACCCGACGACGTGTTCGTGCTGAATGGTGTTCAGTGGGATTGGGTGCGGAGCATGGATGCGGTCGCGCTGGCCCGTTCGGCCATCGGCCTGTCGCTGGCGACTGAGCGCAGCCAGGCGGCCATGCACGAGAACGGACTGCGGACCACTGGCGCTTACGCCGTGGACGGCCCGCTGACCGAGGAACAGCACACGCGCCTATCGGCCTGGCTCAAGAAGAAAGCCGGCCCGGACAACGCGGGCGCACCGCTCGTGTTGGATCGTGGCGCCAAGTGGTATCCGACCACGATGTCAGGCGTGGACGCACAGCACGTTGAAACGCGCCGCATGCAGGTCGAGGAAATCTGCCGCGGCTATGGCGTGTTTCCGATCATGGTCGGGCATTCGGACAAGGCGGCGACGTTTGCCTCATCGGAAGCGTTCTTCGCCGCGCACGTGAAGCACACGCTGGCGCCGTGGCACAAGGCGTGGTCGCAGCGCATGGACGAGATGCTGTTGGACGGCTCCGGCCCGCTGTTTGCCGAGTTCGATACGCGCTACCTGATGGCCGGCTCGATGAGGGACCGCGCCGAGTGGGCCAAGGTCATGGGCGAGCTTGGCGTCTACACCCGCAATGAACTGCGAGACGAGGAAGGCAAGGACCCGTTGCCAGGCCTCGACACCCCCCTGACGCCCGTGTCGGGCAATCAATCGGCAGGCAACGGCAATGACTGATCGCGAGGTTCGCGCCTACGCGCTGGAGATTCGCGCCAACGAGGACGGCACCGTGGAGGGCTACGGCTCCGTGTTCGGCGTCAAGGACAGCTATGACGACGTGATCGTCAAGGGCGCCTTCGTCGAGTCCCTGAAAGCGCACAAGGCCGAAGGCACGATGCCGGCGATGCTCTGGCAGCACGATTCCGGCGAACCCATCGGTGTCTGGACCGAGATGGCCGAGGACGCGAAGGGCCTGAAGATCAAGGGCAAGCTCGCGCTGGACACCACGCGCGGCCGCGAGGCCCATGCGCTCCTGAAGATGGGTGCCCTAAACGGGTTGTCCATCGGCTTCATGTCGAAGCAGTGGGAGTACGACCGCGAAACCGAAATCCGCACGCTGACGCAGATCGACCTGTGGGAAGTGTCCTTGGTGACCTTCCCCGCGAACGAGAAGTCGCGCGTGACTAACGTCAAGGCCGCATCCGAAGAGGTCGCGGCCCCCAAGGATGCTGAGCGAATCCTGCGTGATGCCGGGTTCAGCAAAGCCGACGCGACGGCCTTTGTGTCGCGCGTCATGCGCATGGGTGAGGAGCGGAGTGAGTCCGCGCAATCGACGGCGCAGGCATTGAAGGCGGCCCAACGGCTGCTGGATTCACTGAAGTAACCCACAACCCACATCACGCAGACGAAGCCGCCGAAAGGCGGTTTTTTTATGCCCGAAGGAAAAGCAATGACCGACGAAATCAAGAACGTCGCTGACGCGCTGGACAAGATCCAGGTCGCGTTCGACGAGTACAAGAAGACCAACGACGAGCGCATCGAGGCCGTCAAGAAGGGCAACGGCACCGCCGAGCTGGACGCCAAGCTGGCCCGCATGGACGCCGTCATCGATGGCATGGCCGAAGCCAAGGAACGCTTGGAGAAGCTGGAAGGCAAGCTGGCGCGTCCCGGCGTGCTGAGCGGTGAGCGCCAGGACGGTGAAACCAAGGAAGCGGCCGAATACCGCAGCGCGTTCCTCGATTGGGTGCGCAACCCGCTCGACAACGAGCGTCAGGTTCGTATGCAGCAGGCCGGCAAGGCGCTGAACGTCAAGCAGGCTGATGGCCGCGAAACCCGTTCGACGCAGACCGTCACCTCGACGGGCTCGGCCGGTGGTTATGCGTTGCCGGAAGTGATCGAGCGCCAGATCGCCCGCCTGTCGGTGGACATTTCGCCGATCCGTCAGATCGCGACCGTTCGGACCGTCTCCAGCCCGGATTACAAGGAACTGTTCGACATCGGTGGCGCTGGTTTTGAGTGGGTTGCCGAGGCTGGCACCCGTTCGCAGACCAACACCGCCGACCTCGCGGAAGTGGCTCCGACCTTCGGCATGGCCTCGGCCAAGCCCCAGGCGTCGGAAGAGTCGCTGGACGACCTGTTCTTCAACGTCGAAGAGTGGCTGACCATGTCGGCGGCGGAAGCCATTGCGCAGGGTGAAGGCGCCGCGTTCGTATCGGGCAACGGCACCAACAAGCCGACCGGCTTCCTGACTGGCACTCCGGTCTCCACGGCTGACTCCAGCCGCGCGTTCGGTGTGCTCCAGTACATCGCATCGGGCCAGGCGGCCGCCATGCCGACCAGCGCAGACACGTTCTATGACGTGGTGTACGCCCTACGCGCCCGTTACCGCGCCAACGCCCGCTGGGTCACCAGCAAGGCCGTGCTCTCCGCCATGCGTAAGTACAAGGACAGCCAGAATCAGTATCTCTGGCAGCCCTCGCTCGTGGCTGGCCAGCCTGCGACCTTCATGGGTTACGGCGTGACGGAAGCCGAGGATATGCCGGCGGTTGCGGCCAATGCATTCTCGGTTGCGTTCGGTGACTTCAAGGAAGGCTACCTGATCGCTGACCGCGTGGGCATGCGCATCACCCGCGACGAGATCACCACGCCGGGCTTCGTGAAGTTCTACGTCCGCAAGCGCGTGGGTGGCAAGATCCGCAACAGCCAAGCGATCAAGCTCCTCAAGATCGCCGCGTCCTGACCGACGCTTCGGAAGGGCCCTTCGGGGCCCTTCCTTTTCCGGAGGCAAGGATGGAACTCAAGGCAAAGAAGCCGTTTTCGTGGGCCCATCAGGGGTCGCGAATCGAAGAATACGAAGCAGGCCAGTTCATTGAGACGGAAGACGCCGACCTGATCGCCGTCGCAACCGCCGAAGGCTGGGCTGAGCGCGCGGATAAACCCGCAGCCAACAAGGCCAAGAAGGCCGCACCCGAGACCAAGTGATGCGCCTTCGCCTCGTCACCGCCCCGACCGAGACGCCTATCTCGCTTGATGAGGCGAAAGCCCATGTTCGCGAGACGACCACGGATCGCGATGCGGAGCTGACGGCGATGGTGGCTGCGGCGACCACACAACTGGACGGCCGCGCGGGCCTGTTAGGACGCGCGCTGGTGACGCAAACGTGGGAGATGTTGCTGGACGGGTTCCCGTGCGGCGACACAATCGAGGTTCCGCTGCCGCCGTTGCAGTCCATTGCGTCGATCACCTATACGGACACGCAGGGCGCGACGCAGACGCTCGCGACCTCTGTCTATGGCGTGGACGCGAGCTGCGAGCCAGGCGTCGTCCACCTCAAGTATGGCCAGGCATGGCCGGCGACGCGCGATGAGCGCAACGCGGTAGTGATTCGGTTCGTGGCGGGCTATGGCACCGCTACTGCCGTGCCAGAAAGACTGAAGTCGGCATTGAAACTTGTCGTGGCGGATCTTGATGCCAACCGCGAGGGTGGCGGTGAGTTGTCCGAGGGCCTTCTGGCATTGCTTTCGACCTTGCGGGTGCGCGGGTGAAGGCCGGGGCGCTGAATCGTAAGATCACGCTGCAAACGCGCGACAGCGGCACGGATGACGCCGGCCAGCCCGTGCAGACGTGGACGGATCTCGCGAGCGTGTGGGCGGACATTCGCGGCGCGAACGGCCTGAACACCATCAAGGCGTCGCTGGATGGCGTGGAGATCAATGCCTACAGCTTCCGCATCCGCTATCGCACGGACGTGGACGCCACCAAACGCGTGGTCTATGGCGGCCAGAACTACGACGTAAAGCAGGTCCGGCACGACTTCGCCCGCAAGGAGTGGACGGACCTGATTTGCGAGGTCGGCGGAAATGACGGTTAAGGCCCAGCTCGACGTGTCCGGCTGGACGAAGGCGCTGGACAAGTTGGCCGGTGAGAAGCGCGTCAGTCTGGCCCGCTCGATGTGCGTGGCGGGCGGTGAAGTCCTGCGCGACGAGGCCAAGTTGCTGGCTCCGGTCAAGGACGGCGTGCTGAAGGACGCCATCTACCTCGCCTACAAGGACGCGCTGTCGGACGAGTCGCGGCAGGTGTATTCGGTGAGCTGGAATCACCGCAAGGCACCGCACGGCCATCTGATCGAGTTCGGGCATTGGCAGCCGTACAAGGTCGTCAAGCTGCCCAACGGTGACTGGTTCACCACGAAGGAAAAGCTGCCGAGTCCGAAATGGATTGCGGCCAAGCCCTTCCTGCGGCCCGCCTACGACATCGCAAAAGAGCGTGCCGTGCAGGCCATGATCGAGCGCGGCAAGCAGCGCCTGCCGGAATTGCTGGGAGAGGACAGTGGGGATTGAGGCCAGCATCAAGACGGCGCTGGCGTCGGTCGCGGGCGGGCGCGTATATCCCGACACGCCGCCGGACAACCCGACGTTCCCGTGCATCGTGTACCAGCAGGTCGGCGGCGATGTCATCAACCCGCTGGAATGCACCGATCCGAACCTCGACAACGCCCGCATCCAAGTGTGGGTGTGGTCCAAGACGCGCATTGAAGCGTCCAGCGTCATGCGGCAGGTCCGCATCGCGCTGACCGGCTCGCTGAAAGCCTATGCGCTCGGCGCTCCGGTGTCTGATTACCAGATCGACACCAAGCTCTACGGCAGCCGTACCGATTTCAGCATCTGGTACGCGCCATAAGAAATGTCCCTACGGCGCGCCTAGCAGGGCGTGGCGACACCTGTGCGCGACAGGCAGCGGGGCGAGGCAACCGGTGAAGGACACGGGCGGTACCGCCCAAAGTCCCTGACGGGTCCGGTGAAGGCTAATGGCGGCGATTGATCCTCGCCGCTCATGCCCTGACGGGCTGGGCTAACTACTGTCGCAGCTATTTCGAGGCCCGCCATTGCGCGGGCTTCTTCGTTTCAAGCCCCGACTAGCCATCGTCGTGAGACGCGCGAAATCGGGCACCTGTTTGGCCCCGGTCTGCGGACCCGTGCCAACCCGCAATCGGAATACGCGATTCCGAGCAGACCGCCGTGAGGCGGCCTTTCCCATCGAGATGGAACA